CGGCAGGCCCACCTCTAGAGGGACAAAATCGTCGTTGCCAACAATCTCGTCGCCGCTAAAAGCAGCAAGGTTATCTTTCACACGCCCCTGGCGCCAGGCTCTAATGGTGTCAACCAAAGCGAACCCGAGGGGAAGATCACTAACGATCAGCTTCACCCCCACTGGTGGGGGATCCGCCTCGGCTAGCGCTGCCTTTCTTTTGTTCTCCCAATGACGAGCGCAGGCGCTCAGTACTTTCTCGTCTTGGTCTTTCCGTGGAGGTGCGTAACACGCAGAGAGAGGTTTGGCGTCCCAAACCAAAGGTTTCCTCTTGTAACCTTCAAAATCACGCCACCTACCGAGGTAGGCTTTGCTCTCTCTCTTGCGTGCAACCTCTGCACGGATTGCAACAGACTCTTCTTCCAGTGACAAGTCATAGCCCGCCGGCCGGGTCACTACTGGAAAAAGATTCCTCACCGCAGGTCTTGTCGAACCTGGTTGTGCTTTCAAAGCCCTTCGGATCTTGGCGTCACCGAAGAGCGACAGCTTTAGATGCCACGGAATCCACGACGGAAACTTGACTTCCTGCGAAGCGAGGAGCTTCGCGTTCAGCCTCATAACCCTCCTGAACTCCTTGACAGATGTTGTCGCCTGCCAAGCGCAACGCGCTACATCGGCCGTCTCACGGGCCATGTAAAGTGCGGCTAAATTTGTCTTTTTTTTCAACTCACCGTTGACGAAAAGGGTGGAATTGATTTCTCCCTTTTCTTCATCGACCATGGTCTTCTCGGTGTTAACTTCGAAGCCCACGATCGACCCCCACTTGACGTGCGACTCGTTGTACAGTGCCGAGTCTGGGGTAGGTGATCGCAGTAAGAGATCATCGCCATTAATGAGACAGCGATGACTCGTCCATTCCTTGAACGAGATTTCCTTCTTCTCGCAGAGATCCCAGAGAGCGAGATCGACGACGGTTTTGTTGAGGAGGCACAGCAGTGGGAAGCTCATTACACTTCCCATCGGCTGCCCCCTCGGTGCAACAGGGCCATCCTCTTCGAGCCGAAGCTCCCCGAGGACGTCAAGGCACGCCTGTTCCTCAAACGTCAATCTCTCTGCCTTCTCTTTGAGGACAGCTATGGCAAGCCGAGTTACCTCGGATTTGATTCTGTCTGTCGCCTTCTTAAAGTCGAACGACATGTACGGACCCTCACCATTTAGCTGTCTGACTTTGTTAGGGGTCGGATCCCCAACCAAAAGCCATCCCTTCCTTTTGAGACTCCGGTAGAGGGCATTGTGAAGAGGAGTAAGGGTTTCCGTATTGTAACTGCTGTACATAGTTACAATCCTGGGCTTGCCAGACGAGAAGACCGCGCCTGG